CTTTTTGTCGTCCCAAGCATAAGCTGGAAGTTTCGAGATCGTCTTCGGGCAGCGTTCCCTGGAAAACTTGATCTTCCTCAGAGCCATCAGCGAACTGACCATGCGTATCCCGTCGGCCACTTCGTTGTCCGCGTCCGTGTGCCAGATGCCGCGCAGAGTCAGCTCGGCTTCGAACGAAGCACATTCTGGAGGGACCAGCACAAGGGCATGTGGCAGCGGACGACCGGGAGCGCCTGCGCGGTTGCCACCCTTCATGAAGTCTTCCAGGTCATCCGCGTACTGCCCGTCCGTCTTCTGGCGCATCGTCTCGCTCGACTCCCAGACGTACTCGCGGTCAACCCATACCGTGTCCCCGTCATCTATCACGGCCAGATAGACTTGCGGGTGGGCAACGCCACAGTCTACGGCGATGGTTTCCTCCCCGACACCCTGACCAACCGGACACGGCCCATCGTAGCAGAGGGCATTTTCGTCCCAGCAACTCCCATAAATTGCTCCCTCGGCTACGATCCACAGGCCGAGGATGTACCGCTGATAAAACACGCCCGTATACGAACGCCGCAGGAAAGCCTTCGTGTCTTCATCCAAATGCGGGTTGTCGTCTAGCCCGAACTCGATCACGCGCATGTCTCCGTTCTTCACCAATCGGTCCATGATCTCTTTCACGTGGTGGTAGGGAGAATCCGTGTTCGTCGTCCAGTAAGCCCTCGCCCCTGTCGGAGACATGCGGTTCAGCGCCATGTTGATGAAACTGGCCGGGTAAGTGACGACCTCGTCCGCGTACCAAATGCCGACCGTCATTCCTCTGACGTTCCGCTCAGAGCCTTCGTCCTTCGCACCCATCACTACCCACTTCGTCCCGAGTATCGACAGTTCCCCAGATTGCCGGTTGTAGGTGTAGCGGCTGGTTCCGACGAGATCGAACAAGTCGTTGAGAACGTTGCGGAAGACGGTTTCTTTTGTCGCGCCAGTCAACAGCCGCTGGCCCTTTACATCGTAGGCGCACAGGCCCAGGAACTTGGCCATCATCGCCCAAGTCTTCCCGCTGCGCACGGCTCCCTGGAGCACAGTGAAACGGGAATCGTTGCGCGGATCACTCCTGAGGAACTCTATAGCCTTGTCTCCGCAGCGCAAGAGCTTGTAGACCTCAGTGAAGCCTTCGCTCATTTCCATCCCATCGCGTTCTTCACTTCCTTGGCCAAGTCGCGCTGCTTCTCTGATGTCCCAGATTCAAAGACGCCGGTGTGCTTGCCGAGCAGTTCTAGGCTGCTGCGCTTGTCGGACAGTTTGAACTTGGTTTTCCTTACTCGTTCAGCATCGTACCCGTGACCTTCGACGTATTCTTCGACCGTGATCTCCTGAATCGCAGCCGCTCGGTCGCGATCGAGTTCAGATAAGTCCACGAGAGCGCTGCCCTGCTCCGTCACGCGGATGTAGTCCTTCATGTTCGAAAAGCCCAGCAAAGCGAGTTCCCGGATGATTCGTTCAGATGTGATTTCCAGTTTGTCCATCTGCCGACTGCGGAGACGCTCGATTTCGGCCGAGATAATAGCATTTGATAGCAGTCGACTGGACTGCTCTTGAGCTGCCTTCGGAGCATAGCCAGCGCGGATAGCTGCTTGCGTACCATTGAGGTCGATCAGATACTCACGCACGAATCTGGCTTGTCTATCGTTGAGACTGTTGTGGTTTCGTTTGGCGGCCACATCTAATTGCGTAAGTTGCTGAATGCGTTAAGACTTAGCAGCATCACGAGAACGCTTTGACCAGCCAGTCGTACCAGTGGCGGTGGTGGGCGGGAACCTCAAGGGGCGCCTCCACCTCTCCGCTCTGCACCTGCGCCGCCTCCGGCATCTCGATCGGCTCCGCCGGCAACTCCACGTTCGGCAAGTCGGGCGCGCCGTGAATTTCTAACTCCACGTGGTGCACGTCGTTCCCGAGCGGAACGACCTTCTTGACGCGGACCTTGCGGGTTTTCTTCTTCACCATTTTCCACCTGCGTGCGTAATTTTGAGGTCGGTCGAACCGTCGGCCGCATCAATGACTGAAGTCACCATCCAGAAGAACCCTTTAAGCCCCCAACTGTCAGACCAGACCCTGGAATGGAAGCTTCTGAGAGGGAGCAGCCGTTATGGGCGAGGGAAAGGCCGCTACGAGAGACCGGCTCCATTGAGGAGATAGACTGCGGTGTGCCGGGAGGCATTGATCCTGAGGCAGAGAAATCGGCCTGAGGGGAGCGGAACGGCGAGGCACCCAGCGCTACTCGATGCGTTGCTCTGTACCGTGCATGCCGGTGGAGAGTAAGGCTGGGAATCGGGTCACTTGGAA